CTATCATTTTTTGAACTGACAGAAACCACGGTCTTCAATTCCTTATCGGCAATAACGACTGATATTTGTGCATTAAAATACATCAGGTAACGAGTAAAGTTTGTCCCGGAACGTTTTCATAGGCACGGATTCGCAGGGGTATATTTTTTGATCCGCGGACCGTTGTAGGTGACACTGATTCAATAATTATTTCCTGCACTCCCAGTTTATTCAAATAAGTATTTTGGATTTTCTGTACTGTATCAGGCAGCCATACATTCGACCATATGTTATCTAAAGCGTCCTGCGGGAAAATATAATCACCGGCCTGCTGTGCTCTTACCACGCATTCAAATTCGATTTCGTAAGGTTCTCTTAATATTCTTTCGACCACAGAAACACCATCGAGTATTTTGCTTGTTGCGAGAACTTTTTTGCCGTTGAGGTAGATTGCTGTGTCGGGCGGAAGGGTTGTACCGCCGATAACGACCAAAGAAGGGTTGTTGGTGAGATCTTTTGTAGGAGGCGAAAAAGGCTTTTCGTCTCGTGGAAATTCCTTTCCTCCGTAGCTAACAGATCCATCATCAGGCACAGTATCACCGGAAGCCAATACAGGCTTTTTCGCATCCTTTGGAAGAGTTTTCCCGGCGTAGTTAATATTCGGGTCAGGTGGCGTTTTAATAAATAGTATTCCCATTCTATTCTGTTAAATCTTCAATGCCAGTAATTTTGGTTAATGAAGAATCAAAAAAATATACGTAATGGGCCAATAAATAAGTACCCATTCTATTTTTTGCCCTAAATTTGTGATCCATTTTGTATTCCAAAAATCTATTATCTAATAATCGCTTTTTATTTTCTTCTGGAAACGCTTGTTCAAGTTGCCCTTGTCTTAATTTATACTTTTCAGATAGATCATTATAGTTATTGCTTATTGACTTATCACCCCCTTCCATGCGAATCTTAATTGATTGAAAAGCGTAATCATCTCCGCTATTCATAAGCTCAGACCATGTAAGAGGCGTTAGTTTTCCGAATTCAACCGACTGATAGCTATCATAATCATCCAGTGTTTTAGAAAGGTTTTCTTTAATCAGTTCCTTGGCTCTTTTTTCCGGTGTTGAACAAGCAAAAAATGACATTATCAATAAAAATAAAACTGTCTTTTTCATATGTATTTTTTTCCAATATACAGTTTCCTTTCTTTATTGGGTAGCACTTTGACTATATGCAACGTTATTCAATGTACGCAACATTACCTCAACTGCGTCTTGGCCTCTGGCTTTCAACTGTTTATTATCGGTAGTAAGTATTTTTTGCATGGTATCGATCTTGATGTTGATCACCTTTGCTTCACCTAACCCACCTTTAGCGCCTCCCAATGCAGAAGTATTTATCGCATCACCCACAAAGGAGTTAGGCCCGGAATATTTTGAGGGTTTTACTCCTTGTTTTTCTAAATCACTTAACCAGCCTTGATAAAATTCTCTTCGGGTCGATTCCTTCTGAAATGTTTCTTCCATGTTTTTCAAAGCCCTGCCTAGGTTCTCGGTAATTTCTGTATTTACCATTTCCCAATGTCCGCCACTTTTTTCATTAGCACTAGGAATCCAAACTCTTTCTTTTTTCTGCTGCTCAATGGCGTAATTTTTTCGTGCTTCATCCAATGCCGGCTTCATAGTTTCCTTTAAATTCTTCTTAATTGTCGCCAATTCTTGGGAAATATCTGAATACAGGGCTGATTTTTCTTCAGCAGAATAAGCCCCTGTATTTCCCATGGCTAGTTTTATTCTTTCAAAGGCGGAATTACCTTCTTTGTAAGCCTGTGTTACCGTTTTTAAATGAGAAAGTTTTTCAATCGCCTCATCGGTTTGGGCATTCATTTCGATAAACTTCTCAATTACCAACCCCAATGCCACAGCAAACGCGCCTATGCCCGTCTCTACCATTGCAATTTTCATAGAACCTAATGCAACAGTAAAACCTTCTGCTCCAAACGCAGCAGTATATTGCGCTACCTCTATAACTTTCAAAGCAATGGCATAAGCTTTTGTGGCCAGCTCAACGCCAAACATCAACGCCTTATAGGTAATCCATATACCGGTTAATTTTATAAGAATAGCTACCAAATCGCCAATATGCTTAATAAAAAGTTTTACGGGTTCAGAGTTGAAAACGGTTTGTAGAGTATGCATGATATTAACGAAAACCGGTTCCAGATTATCAGCCATTTCCAATTTGAACTTTATAAACTCATTCTTTGTATCATTCATTTGCGATATAAGAGAATGACCAGCCCGACCTAAACCGGGCGTAAAATGCTCTTCCAATTTCTGCGAGAACTTCATTAAAAAACTGGTAGAATCTATTTCGCCTTTATGCATCGCTTCGTGAAATTGCGCTGTAGTCATATGCATAGCCTGAGCAGCCAAATTCATGGCTCCTGGTAATGCAAATGCCAGCATGCGCATCTGTCTGGCCTGTACTGTGCCCAGTTCGCCTATTTCTTTCAAAGCAAATGTTACGCGGCTGAATTGTTCTGTAGGTAAATGCATTACAGCCGAAGCGGTTGATATACCTTCAAATACTTTACGCAGCCTTTCGCCTTCTATGCCTGTACCATAAAAACCAGCTTGCATTTCGCTGAATGATTCGTAGGTTTCTTTTATTGGCAAATGAAGTCGCTCAGCAGCCGATTTAACATAGTCTAGATTCTGGCTTGCGTCGTATGCGTTTTCAGAAGAATATTTGATAACATTTTCAAAGCCCTGGAACTCGGCTTTCAAATGCAATAATTCAGTTCCAAAATTTATTAATTCCCTTACGGCAAAAGCTTCAACAATAAGCCGGCCCACTTTCTGTACACTTTCGCCGGTAGAATTCATTTCATCACGAATTCGCCGGCCTTCAGAATTAACTTTATCAGCAGCATTCCTTATAGCGGTGCCTATTTTCTTCATCGCTTCTTCTGCGTTACCATCGACATTTATTGAAAAACCGTAGATAGGCATAATGTAAATTTATTCGTGCGGCATAAAGGGAGCATGCCATAATTTTAAAACGCTTTCAAGGATTAAAGAACTGTCCATATATTCGTCAATAGTCATCTTTTCAATCTCTTTTCTTGTATAACCTAAAAAAGCCCGGAAAAGCACTTTTTTATACAAAAACGGCTTCCGGGCAATAAGATTTTCCAGTGCTTTTTCAGAATTCCTTATATTAAACTCTAAGTCCTGTTCAATTCTGAAAAAAAGGGAGTTATTTTATTTGATAGATACCAGAGGCCAAAATTTATTATAGCTCCTGAATCATTCAGAAATTCTTCTTTGTCGGTAGCAGTGAATTTTTCGTCAACAACAAGGAGCTTTTTGATACACTTTACCGTTAAATCATACACGACATCGCTATCGAATAGCGTTTTCTCTTTTTCGTCGTCGTCCTCATTTTGAGGATTTCCGGTAAAAAGTGAAATAATTTTAAAATGCAACTTATGTTGTGTACGATCAGTGCGGCTTAATTCTTTAAAGGTTGCAGTTTTTATAATTGGCTCTAACGTCCATTCAGTGGTTCCATCTTTAATAACGGAAGTTAAAAAGGGAATATCCTTCGTGAAAGTGTTCATACAGAAAATTTACTTAATAGCCTGAGCAGTCCAGTCCAGACTGATCATACTTTGTTTGTCTTTTGCTTTTACGTCCAATGCCTCAGTGTTAATATTTAACCCTGAATAAACCCGGGCAAATCCGCCTCGCACCGCGGTAATGGCAAGTACAGCACCGGCAATCTGTGTAGCGTCGCGTAATCCGGCAAGAGCCATAATAGAATACAGTTCGCCCGCCTGCAACGAGAACTTACCTGAATACTTTGCAGCATTACGCTTAGCTCCGATAGGTTCTTCTTCCCCAATTGCATATATGGTTTCTTCCTCCCGAGCGTTGTTGTATCCGATCGAATCCATCGTAAGCAGAGGATACGAACCGACGTTAGGTATGATTAACATAACCTTATATTCGGCTGCCGTTAATATGAGTTGATTAAGGTTTGCCATATTACAATGATGCGCTGAATTGTATTGTACCATTCACCGCTCCGAGGATCGGGGTGGGCACAATATTGATGACGAAATTTATTGTCTTGGTGGCATTGAAATTCGGGCCGGTGAGCGTGATACTACCGTCACTAAGATCCCCTGAACCACTCGCTACGGAAAGCGGGCCGATATACGTATCGTAGAACTGCGCTTCTTTGCCTTTCAAGTACCCATTGTCAACTGCGCCTGTTATTGCATCCAGTGGAAGATTCTTACCCATTTCTCCAATAAAGAAGAACAGCGCGTCGGCGCTGAGTGCATTCGCTACACGATTATATTCCTGGGTACTTAATTGCTTTGTGGGGTCTTCGCAAGTGGCGCCGTCATTCCAATAAAAACCAGAATGCTGAAACCAGGTGCGCAGGAACATATATTGCTTACTACCCAATTGATCGATATAAGCGGGTGTCAAACCTGCCACAGGTGTATAATTGTCTACTACATATCCACCAGCAGACGATGTGAAAGTAGTATGACCTGTAACAGCGATGAATGACTGTCCCGGATTATATGTAGCACTGTTATAAGTGATAGCTCCCCCCTGAACAGTGTAAGTGTCACCTACGGTCAAAGTTCCTGTAGTGGGTATAATAACGCTGTTGGTAAGATAGGCGGCCGTGGTGTTTACCGGACCATCTTCTACGGCGCCGAAACCATGTCCTATAGAAATGCGTGCGAACCGGCCGAGAGCCAAACCAACAGCAGA